CGCGGGGCGGGCGCAGCCGGCGGCCGCAGGCTGACGCCGAACTCGGTGGCCAGCTGCTGCTCGCGCTGCTTGGTGGCGAGCACGTCTTCGATGTCGACGCCGTTGCGGGCGTTGTAGTCGGTGACGGTGCCCAGGCCGTTGTCGATGGCCATGATGGCGGCCTGCACGTCTTTGAGCGGGTCGACCCAGCCCCAGCGGCGCGGCATCCACAGGTGCTGCTCGAACTTGGAGCGCTTGGCCAGCGGCAGCGCGCTCTCGCCGTTGCGGCTGATCTGGGTGATGGCGCCCGCCGCCAGGGCGTAGCGCAGCCACTGCTCGAAGATGGGATCGACGATCTGCTCGATGAACCAGTCTTGCAGCACCATCCACTCGTCGCGCTCTTCGAGCACGCCGCTGCGGATGCTGGAGAAGTTGACGCCCTCCAGATCGCTGGCCAGGCTGTTGTAGCTGACGCCCAGGCCGCTGGAGATGCCGCGCAGCGTGGCCTTGCTGAAGGCGTCGAATTGCTCGTGCGGGTAGGCGGGATCGAAGGTCTCGAAGCTCACGCCTGGCGGCAGCAGGCCGAACTGGCCCGGCTCGGCGTTGGTGTAGGGCACGCCGTCGCTGGTTTTGCCGTCTTGCGGGATCTGGTCGGGCTCGGGCGTGGTGAAGAAGCCCATCTTGCTGGCACCGATGCGCGCGGCGATGACGGCGGCCTCGCGGTAGCCGCCCAGGTCATTGAGGCGGCGCATGGCGGCGTGGGCCCAGGGCACGCCGCGGGTCTGCTCGGGCTCGAGCGGCAGGAAGACGTGCACGATCTGATCGGCGGGCACGCGCTCGCGGTCGAGCGGGCCGGCCTGCACGCCGGTGGTGCCGGGCAGCTTGCGCAGCAGGTGGTAGGCCAGCGGGCGGTGGTCGGCGTCGACCTCGATGCCCATGATGATGGCGTTGCGGCCGGCGCCCACGTCGACGTTGTACCGGGTGTCGATGCGCTCGACGTCGAGCACCTGGATCTGCAAGCCGTAGGTGCCACGGCCCGGGCGCAGGCGGATGAGGGCCTCGCCGTCGCGCGGCAGATCGGTGGCCACGGCGCGCATCAGGCTCCAGAAGCCCTGGCGGCCGGCCACGTCGCAGTTGCTCGGCTTGCACCAGCGGCCGAAGTGCAGCTCCACGGCGGCGGCGGCCAGGCGGTCGAGCTGCTGGCCGTCCATCGGGCGGCTCTGCAGCACCATGTGCTGGCCGATGACGTTGTTGCGCACCATGCGCAGGAACTTGGCCATGTACTCGTTGTTTTTGGCCAGGTCGCGGCTGCGGCGGCGCAGGCGGTCCAGATCGCTCTTGAGCTCGTGGTCGATGCTGGCCTGGGTGGCGAGCCAGCTCTCCGTCAGGCGATTGACGGCGGCGGCCTCGAACTTGCGCCGGTGGCCTGGCGCGGCCGCGGCGGGCTTGGGCTTGAAGATGCCGCGAAGGGTGCCGAAGAAGTTGGCCATGGTCAGAGCCTCACGACAAGCGAGCCAGCGCTAGGCAGGCCGCGGGCAGCCGCCTGCTGGTTGCGCACTTCCCAGCGGTAGCGGTCACGCACGGCCAGCAGCTCGGCCATGGGGATGAACTTCAGCGCACGCTGCCCGATCTGCAGCTCGGACTGCGCCGCGGTGGCGCGGCCCTCGATGACGGCCTCGACCGCATCGAGCACGCGCTCGGCGTGCGTGCGGCTGTCGGCGCCGACGGCAGAGGTGGCGGGGTCGGCCTGCACCTGCAGCTGGCCGGATGCCAGGGTGTAGCGCTCGCCGGCCCTTTCGACCCAGCTGGCCCAGCCGTAGCGGCCGGCGGCCCAGGTGGCGGTGACGGTGGCGGCCACCTGCACCTTGTACACGTCGCCCTCGGCGGTGGCGGTGGCGGTGTGCGGCACGCCGCTGCCCACGCCGGTGGCGCGGGGCGTGAAGCGCACGCGCAGCACCCAGCCCGCGCTGGGCGGGTAGTCTGGCGCCGTGGCCGAGTAGTTGAGCGTGTCGCCCGCGATCAGGGTGTCTTGCATGGCTGGGCTCTCAGAGACTGGTGTCGCCCAAAATGGGCGGGTTGGCGCGCAGCTGCTGCGTCTGCTGCTCGGGGCCCTGCAGCAGCACCATCACGGCACCGGGCGCGCTGAAGGGCAAGCCGCCGCCCACGGTGACGATGACGGGGAAGGCGCCCACGTAGACGCCGTCTTCCTCGAGCGCCACCGCGGCGGCGTAGACACCGTCGGCCAGGCCGACAAACGAGCCGCTGCTGGTGTCGTCGAGCGGCAGGCCGCTGGGGAAGGTGTGCGCCTCGATCCAATAGGCGTACTCGCGCGTGTTGCTGGCCGGGAAGCGCAGGCTGGGGTACATCCAGGCAGGCCCGCCCGAGCCTGCGCCGGGGATGGTGGAGCCCAGCACGCCGGTGGTGCACAGGCCCAGCCGCCGCTCGCCGCCGGGGTACTGCTGGTTGAGGTTGCGCAGCATGCTCAGGCCAGCGTCAGGAACTGCGCGAAGATGCGGTCGTTGCTGACCACCGGGCCCGGGCGCGTGCCGATGATCACCAGGCCGGCACCGGCCACGCTGTGGCTGATGAGGGCGCGGCCGGCGGCGTCGGTGGTGACGCTGCTGTTGACCGGGCCGGCGATGGCGCCGGGGCGGCCGGCCGGGCACCAGGTGAAGTACACCAGGGTGTTGGCCTTCGGGATGCCTGACTCGGCGATGATGTCGGTGAGGGCGGTGAAGGTGCCGGGGGGTGGGGGCGGGGGCGGGGGCGGGGGCGGGGGCGGCGGCGGCGAGCCGCCCGCGTCGGTGGTGTAGCTGCCCGAGCTGACCACGTTGGAGCCCGGCTGCGCCATGTGGGTGCGGTACGCCGTGGCCGCCGTGAGGCCGACGATGCCGCGCGTGGGCGTCGTGCCGCCGGTGGTCTGGCTCACCGTTGCGCCGTTGGCGATCAGCGCGGCGGCATCGGCCGGGGCGGCGGTGGCGGCCGGCAGCGTCAGGAAGTAGGCCGGGAAGGCGGCCGAGACCGCGCGGTCGGTGGTGAAGCCTGCCGTGGCCGTGGTGGTGCCAGTGGCCGCGCCAGTGGGCGACGACAGCGTGGTGGCGGTGGACAGCGGGCCGACCGTGATGACGTTGCTCGGCCCCGACTGCACGATGTCGATGAACTGGTTGGCCGTGCCGCCCAGCAGCGTGACCGAGCGCGACTGCCCGCCCGCCGTGGTCGACTGGCTTTCGCCCGTGGCGATGATCGTCGCCGACCCCGCCTGGCTGCCACCCGTGCGCCGCAGGTAGTGCGTCGTGCCCGTGCTAGGCGTGTCGGTGGTGTGGGTGACGGTGGCCGCGGTGTTGCTGGTGACGGTGCCGGCGGGACTGGAGAGCACAGGTGCAGCACTACCCTCTGGCCGAATGGCGATGAAGAACGCCGCGATGTTTGCGCCAGCCGATCCGAACAACGGCGGGTCTTCGGTGGCCGTGGCGTTCTGCCGCCACCATGCCTCGAGGTTGTGCGACGTGCCAGAGTTGTCGTGCCAGTAGGCCTGCGTGTAGTTCGCCGGGTCGGTCAGGTTGCTCGACTCAAGCGCCACACCACCGAACCAGAGCGTGTCGGCGCTGCCCCATGCGGGAGACACCCCGCCGAAGTTGATGCCGGAGAAGCCGCCCGGGTCGCCCGTTACTGCCGTGCTCGCCGCTGATCCGTTGTTCGTGATCGTCCGCGCCCCAGCATCTACGCCGTCAGCGATGGTGCCGAACCATCCGGTTATGCGGGTCACAGCGAAGGACACATACGCCGACCCGCCCGAGCGGTCGAGAGTCAGCGTGTCGCCAGAGTCAGCCGTTGCCACGCGGGCGTACAGGTACACGCGGTGCGATGCCTGCGCGTTCGTCTCAAGCAGCGTCCAGCCGGTCGGCGTGGTGCGCGTCGTGGTGCCTTGCAAAGCCACCCACGCGATGAGCAAGTCACCCGCGGCGATGCTGCCCGGGTTGGTTGCGTTGACCGATGACGTGCCCGCGCTGAATACGGATGGCGCAGAGGATGCGACTGCTGGAAATGCCATTAGAACCTCACGAGCCCGTACACAGCCGCCATACGCATCTGGTCGTCCCAGCGTATGGCGTCGATGTCGCGGAGGATGTCTGCGAGCGTCACGGCCGAGCGCCCGCGGTCATCCCACGGCCATTCGACAAGCCGGCCCTCAGCCCCGGAGCGTTTGGCGGCTGCCATCGTCAAGCCTGCGCGGGGGGCGCAGCGACTTGCTGCATGAGTGCGATGGTGCGCTCGCGCTGGTCGTACTCGCGCAGCCCTTGCTCGTACTCCTTGATCCGCTGGCGGTAGTTCAGAACCACCATCTTCTTGTCGAAGTCGGGATCAGTGAGCGCGGGCAGGCCGTCAGGCGACGGCGGCGCAACGGGCGGCGGCGTGGGGGCGACGGGAGGCGGCGGTGCAGGCGGTTGCGCTGCGGGCGGCTGGCCTTGCCCTTCCCACAGCCATGCAGACTTGACCCCGAACACCGGATCACTGCCAAAGGTGCCGTTGGTGATGGGGAACGTGCCCGACAGCACGCGGTCAACGAATCGGCCGGTAACGCTGTCGCCGTAGCGAACCGTCGAATTGGGCGGCACAGTGGCCCAGCCGTCCTGTTGTCCGAGAAGTTTCCAGGTCATTGCGTGTTCCTTAGCGTGGGTCGGTCCAGCCCGTGGGCTTGTAGAGCCACACAGCGCCCGCCGTGTTGCCTTCGATCTTGATCGCGCAGTTCAGGTCAGGGCACCACTTGACCTGCCCGATGACGCCCGCGTGCGACTCGATGGTTCCCGTGCCCTGCGTGCTTCGGGGCAGACCTGTCGGACCCGCTGCGGCCATCGTCGGTTTCACCAAGCTCCAGCCGGTGTCGGGCGTCGGATTGCCTGCAGGCGGGTACAGCTCCCAAATCTGGGGGCGGTTGAAGTGGATCGTGAAGCACCCCTTGATCGGGTTCCAGTGGATGCCGCTGTCCGTCAGCCCGGGGTTTTCCGTCGTCGTGATGGCAAGGAACTCGGCAAGGTCCGGCCCGGTGATGGTCGGGCTGCGCCAGTTGTTCCCGGTGCCCCAAGTGCGCTTCAGGTCGACGAAGCGGTAGCAGTTGCTGGCCGTGCCGCCGTTGCGCGACTTCAGGAAAATTTGCGGGCCGTCAGCGTAGGCGACCTGGCCTTGGCCCTCGCCGTCGCCATCCCAGCCGCCGACCAAGTAATGCAGGTCGTTGTCGCCGTCGTTGTCCACGAACTCGACTAGCAGCACGCTCGCATTCGTGCCTGACGACGACGTGTAGAGCAGCGCGTCGTGGCCGTTGTATTCGAGGTACGCGGTGCCGAAGTTGATGCGACCGCTGAAGTCCACGCCGAAGAACGTAGGCCGCGCGCCGGGGGCTTTGGCCCACCAGTCGCGCAGCTCCCAAGCGTTCGCGCCGTCGAGGTCAACGCCGGCAAAGGCGCCGCGCTTCTCGTTGGAGCCGGTTTCTCCGGCCACCATGCCCTGCCCGGCTTGCGATACGTCGAGCGTGTAGCAGGCAGCAACGCGCAGAGGCGATTGGTTGCCCGGGATGCCCGTGTCATACACCCGCCAAGGGCCGCCGTCGCCGTGGCAGGCGCCGCCCAGGCTAACGAAGCGCTGCAGGATCGGCAAGAAGTTGTTGTTGCCGTAGGTGTGGACGCTGATCGGGGTGCTCTGGAAGTCAATCGAGCGGTAGCGGTCATTGCTGACGATCACGGGCAGCGGCCGGCTATCGTGGAAGCCGAGCACCCAGTCGCGATCTGCAACGCGCCAGCCCGCTACGCCGTTCGCGGCCGAGTTGGCGTGCCCGCCGCCGATCTTCCACAGTTCATGCAGGACGGGATTCCAGCCGAAGCCGCCCCACGCGCCCATGATGCGGTGCCAGGCCGAGGGGTTGCCGCTGCCGAAGCCGTACTCCGCGCGGAGATCCAGAGGCGGCCAGATGTCCTGGAAGGTGTTGCGGCCGGCGTTGATCCTTGTCCACGACTCGGCCGGGAACGTGGCGATTTCATCGATCAGCACGTCATACGGGGCAGGCGGCGGCGGGGGAGGCGGCGGCGCAGGGCTCACCGGCACCGTGAGCGTGTTGCTCACGATGCCGCCCGGCGCGGTGCCGCGTACCTGCGCGGTGCCGGCCGCTGCCCAGGTGGCCATCGACAGCTTGACCAGCTCGCCTGGCGCAGGCGCCACTGTCGTCGGGCTCCAGCTCACGCTGGGGCCGCTCACGCTCTCCATCGTCACGGTCAGCGGGCCGGTCAGGTTGGCCGCCGTCACGGTGATGGCCTCGGCCGTGCCCGCTACTGCGGCGCCATCTGAGGACAGGGTGATGGTGGGGGCCGGCGGTGGTGGCGGCGGCGGCGCACCAACCCCAAACGAAACGCTGGCACCGCTCGTCGCGCTGATTTCCAGGGGCGTGGCAACGGCGGCGGGTGTGGTCGGCATGCGTCTAGGCGGCTGTGGGCTCCCCTTGCTGCCGCGCGCGGGCAGGTTTGGGACTCCGCGTAGCCTCGCCGGATGGGCGGCCGCCGGTAAGGCAAGGCGCGGCCGCGGGGGGCTCTTGCCGGTCCATCTGCAGGATCGCCCTCACCCGGCGCTCGCTGAGGCCGTGCCGCCTGGCCAGCAGCGGCACTAGGCCCCGGCGGTACTCGCGCACGATGGCGCGGTCGCGCTCGCTGATGGCCTGCTGCTGGCTTTCGCCGACCTTGGCCACGTAGGGCCGATCGCCGCCCCAGGCCGCCCGGGCGATGCGCTCGGCCTCAGACCGGTGCGCCGGCAGGTACACGCCACCGTTGCGCTGCAGCAGCGCCACGAGCGTGTCGAGGGTGTCGATGATGATGTCGTTTTGCATGCGGCTGGGGCTTACCAACTGGTGACGAACCCACCACGCGATGGCGCGCGGCGGCGTGAACTGGGGCGCAGCAGGGGGTCGGGCTGCGGGGCTTCGGCCGGGGGCTTGGGCGGCGGGGCCTCGGCCGGCTGGGTGGCGTCGAAGAGGTCGCGCGCCTCGACGCGCTCCTGCCACTTGGCCCACTCGCTGTCTCGCCAGCGGTCCATGTGCAGCCACACGGTGCAGGCCAGGGCGTACACGGCGCAGTCCAGTGCCTCGTTGCGCTTGCCGGCGGGCTTCACCCACTCCATCTTCGGGTGGCCCTTGACGTAGCGCGTGACGAGCCGCTCGGCCGTGAGCTGCTCGAACACGTCGCCGGGCATCTGCTTGCTGAGGTGCACGTAACCCGGGCCGGGCTGCTCGAGGCGCAGGCGGCCGTAGATCTCGGCCTTGGCGGTGTCGGTGCCCACCGGCCACAGCTTCACGCCGCGCTTCAGCTTCTGGCCGCGCCAGTTCACATCCTGCTCGGTAGGCTTGCCCAGGATGCTGCGGCCCTGCTGGCTGCTGCCCTTGAGCGCCAGCACGTTGCCGTGCTGGTGGTGGCGCACGTAGGCGTAGACGGCCTGGGTGTGGTGCCCGCCGGTGTCGATGCCGCAGGCCAGCAGCGGCACCTGGCGGCCACCGGCGTGCTGGATGGGCGTGCGGCGGTGCTCGGTGAGCGCGGCCCAGGGGCTGCCCGCTTCGGTTTCTGGCAGGGCCGGGTCGCCGTAGAAGACGCGGCGGTCGACCATCTGCCGCTCCATGCCGCGGCCCCAGGCCCAGGTGTAGGCCTCGAGGCGGTCGCCCTGCACGTCCACACCCATGGTGCAGACGAAGAGGCCCCAGCGCACCAGGCCAAGGGGCTGATCGTCAGCCCGGCGGCGCAGGGCGTGCTCGTCGGCCTTGTCGCCCTGCTCTTCGAACGTCTCGGCCAGGCGGGTGTTGACGAACACGCGCAGCAGGCTGTTGTCGCCCGAGCGCTTGGCGTCGATGGCGCGCTGCCACTCGGCCACGAGCTCGGCCCAGCTCAGCCAGCCCAGAGGGCTGTAGAGACTGCTCAGCAGGAAGCCGCGCACGCGGCCGCCCTGCGCGCCGGCGGCGTCGGCCACCCACAGGGCCCGGCCCCCGGCGGCGGCATCGCGCAGCATGGTCGACTTGTGGTGCTCGGCGATCTGCGCGCCGCAGTGGCGGCACACGTAGTGGGCGGTGTGCGGCAGCGCGCGGCCGTCGGCGTCTTTGGCCCACTTCACGCCGTGCTCGGTGGCGGCGCCCCACTCGAGCGGCTGCAGCTCGTGGCAGTGCGGGCAGGGCACGTGGTAGCGGCAGCGGTCGCTGGCCAGGTAGGCGGCCTCGATGCGGCTGAAGTCGCGCGTGGTGGGGGTGCTGGTGCGCAGGTGCTTGCGGCGGGCGAAGGTGGTCTGCCGGGCGCGGGCCAGCTGCACGGGGTCGCCCTCGCCGTCCACGTCCATGGGGTAGCCGTCCTCTTCGTCGGTGAAGAGGTCGCGCACGGGCATGCTGCGCAGGCCGGCGGCGCTGTTGGCACCGGCGATGGCGAGGAACCCGCCCGGGAACTCTTTCAGCAGCGTGGTGTTGGCCTCGTCGCGGCTGCGGTTTTCGCGCACGCGCTGGCGCAGCTGGGGGCTCTCTTCGATCATGGGCGACAGGCGCTGCCGGCTGTAGCGCTTGGCCATGTCGATGGTGGGCTGCACGATCATCACCGGGCCGGGGTTGACGTCGGCGAGGTAGCCGATCCAGTTAGAGCCGATGGTGGTTTTGCTGGTCTGCGCGCCCCACATGAGCACGACCTCTTCCACCGGGCTGTGGGCGCTGAGGCAGTCCATGGGCTCGCGCGCGTAGGGCGTGCGGGTGACGCGGTAGGGGCCGGGCTCGGCGCTGTCTTTGCCGCTGAGGATGCGGTGGCGCTCGGCCCACTCGGTGACGGTGAGGTGAGGCGGCGGCGCCATGTACTCGGCCCACAGCTGAGCCTCGAGGGCGTCGGCCGCGGCGTCGAGCACGGGGTCGCGGGCGCCCATCTTCAGGCGGCCACCACGCTGGCCAGGACGGCGTGGATCTCGCGCTGCAGGGTGTCGTGGCAGCGGGCCTGGTCGGTCTCTGCGGCCAGCACCGGCGCCAGGCGCGCGGGCACCTGCAGCAGCGCCTCGCGCAAGCCGGCCAGGCGCTTGGCGTGGGCGGCGCGCACGGCGTCGGCGCGGATGAGCACGCCCTGCTGCTCGGCCAGCTTGAGCTCGGCCAGCTCGGCCTCGGCGCGCTCGCGGCGGGCGCGGCTGGCCCAGTAGTCGCCGCCGCTGTCGTCGGGCTTGTCGGGCGCAGCGCTGGGCATCTGCGGTGGGCCGGCGGCGGTGGCGCCTTCGGGCGGCTGCTGCGCGCGGTGGCGCGGCCGGCGGTGCTCGCGGCGCCAGGCGGCGGCGGCGTCGACGCTGTGCGTGGGCATGCCGA